ATTCAGAAGGGCCTCGCTTTTTTCCCATTTCACGCTCAACACGCGACCAGTCCAGGCCACGAGGAACTGCTGATCGGGATCGTTAAGGTGCCCCTGGAAGATCGTCAGGCGCACCGGCTGGCTGGGCGGATAGACGCGAAACAGTTCGGCCACGGGGCTGTCGCGCTCGGTGCGCACTGTGAGAGCCGCTTTGTCAAGGTTGCCGGACGCCTTGATGGTATCGCGGTCCATCGGATGTGGGATGTACTGCACACCGTCATGCAGGATCGGCTGTTCGGCGTTTGTGATCCCAATACGAGCGTTTGGCGTAGACCCGTACTCGAATAGGAACAGATTGACCGGATGACCTCGATTGCGGCTGCGTTCGAAAACAGAAAAGCTCATTGCAAATCTTCCAGTGTCATCATGCTTTGTTGTGATAGAGGCGACTTCATCAGTGAGCCACGAAATCACCAGCCGATCGCTGGCGAAGCGCCAGCGTGGCATCCAGCAGACCCGAAGGATCGACGAAACCGGGATGGCTTGCGTCCACGAAGACGACATGGTGAGGATGCTGTCCAGGCCTCGTTCGTCCTCAATTGGGTCGATCTGCGCCACCCGGTTGAAAAAGACTCGACCGTCATGAGTGAAAACGGCAATGCTGCGATAAACCCGGTCGCCATTCAGCAGATTGGCCACCTCGGGTCCGGGCGTGCGCAGGCGGAAAGAGCCAGGTGTCAGATCGTCCATGGGTGGTAGGTCGTTTTCCCACGTCGGCATGTAGAACTCGCCACGGCGACCCATCGCTCGCCTGAACACATCGAGGAACGCCTGGACCTTCTGACGGTCGAACCCGAGATAGTTTGCCTGCCAGGTGCGCGTGCTGAACTGGATGGGCGTGAAGCGACGAATAACGCCAGACCGATAGTCCACGTCCTCGGTCGGCCAGGCGAAGGTCAGCGAAATCGGATTGCTGTAGTTCGGCTTGATCAGCACCACTTCGGTGTTGTCCACGCCCCAGGTGGTCTCCGGCGCCGGTGGGTCGGGGAATTCTTCGATTCCAGGCGTGGCGTCGAACGCTACTTGCAAAACAGCAACTTCACTCGTCAGCCGTTGCGTTTGAATTTCTGCCGCAACGTTACCGGACAAGCCAGGGTGAACCCGCGTACCGGCGACCCAGGTGTCGTTGCCGGCCGCAGTGAAGACGATCCGGTTGCCTTCCATGCGCTCGATCAGGCGCGTGCCGTAACGGCGGCCATCGTTCAGCACGATCGACGCGCCTTCCTTCAGCCAGTGCGGAGCGTCGTCTACCAATACTGACGGTGAACCAGTGCCGATCGGCTCGATCGTGCGCACGCTGCGCGTAAGCTCAGGCATCAAGAAGGCGTTAGGGTGCCAGCCACCCATCACGCGATTGAGCCAGCGCAATTGATCACGAGTCGCATGCGCTTGGAATTCCAGACTCTTGCGCGGCGTGCTGCGCAAAGCTCGGCGTTGCTCACGTCCAGAACGGCTGACAACAATATCGGTCAGGTACTCGTAGGCAACGTCGTAACGCTCCGACCAATTGGCTTGCAATCTCCAAAGTTCTGCCCTCGAACCGAATACGGGCATCGTCACCCGCACTCCGTTGCCGAAGGTAAAGGTGTATCGAGCGTCGATGTAAGCAGGCCCTTCGGTCGTGGCTTTCACGACATAGGGCTTGTGTTCGATACGTCGGAACGTGGTAGGCAACGAGGGCGCGAGCAAGTCCAATCCCATTGTGCCGCTTTCGGTAATACTCGTCAGCGTTTGCTGGGTGGTGTGAGCGTTCCAGACATAGAACGTGCGCTCGATCGTCCGCGTAACAGCCCCGAAATTGATAGAGAGGGGGATCAGGTAGACCGTGCTGTAGTAGTCGAAGAAATACGAACCATATTTGTACCCCTCAAATTCACGAACAAATTCTTCCAGCGGTCCGCCGCGATTGACCGCCGCTGCTTGGAAACGCCTGGGGTCGGCAGCCGCAGTCCAAGCCGAGACTGGGCGGGGGCGCTCAAAAGGATAGCTGGCAGTCAACCCAGGCGGGTTGCCAAAAAGCAAACTCGGGAAGAAGTAGCCAGCCGCCATGTTCAGCTTTCCAGATAGGCCAGACCGACCGTATAGCTGGTCTCATCAGCCATGAAGGTGTTGCTTGAGCCAGAACTTATGGACGTTGCGCCCTTCTTAAACTGCGGGAAACAACGCCACGTTTGGTTTGCAACGGTAATGATACTGTTCGGGCCGAGGTCAGTCATGCTGACAAGTCGAACACCTGGCGGCCAACCTATCGGGCAAAACCGAGCCTGTGGTCGAGTCAGGTACAGATTGATCGGATTAAAGATGCGCACCCCAGCGAAAGTATTTTGACCACGGGCGATGTACGGATCATTGATGTTGTTACTGAAGCCCCCAATCACACAATCGGTGGCCATTGCGGACGTTTCGGACGTCTGCGCTCGGAACGGTGCGAGAATCTCCCCGCCAAGGTCTGAATGAGCAAGACGCACACCACCAGATTCAGCCGCGCCCCATAGGCTCTGCGTTCCACAAAAAAGGTGCTGATGCCAATTATCCCGATAGTTGATAGTCAAAGAGGGCTGTGTTCGGTGGGCGCTGCCGCAGACAACCTCGCCGCCGTCGTAGCTCCCGAAAGCGTTCAAACGGCCGATATACAAGTGGCGAAAGATTGAAACGTTCCCGTATTCGACGACGGCCGCCAACCAAGGTTGTTCATCTTCGCCCCCAAAAAGGTGCAGTGCTACAGGTTCAAGGTAGTTCTGTGCAATGTAGGGGCTTGGGCAATACGTCGTCGTAAGCAAGGTGCTCTCTTTGTACATCCTTGCACGAAGCCGGTTGCGATAGTTGCCGGTGCTAACTTGCTGTGTGTCTATCGACACAACTAGATCAGCGTCGCTGTCAGGAATGACAATCTGGCCGCTCGAAGGATTGCTCCACCCCAATGTATTTACGGCAAACCCAATGATGTGTGTGGGTAGATCAGCAAAGGTCGGACCGGAAATAAGCTGATAGGCCATTATTCACTCCAACGCGAGGCACCAGTGGGAAGCAGTTCGATACACATTCTGAACAACGAGATGGTCAACGCCGCCAACGGTGACGATATTCTCGACGGCGTTGTTTACCGACGGCACCCAATAAACCCCATCCATGGCTCCCCAGGTTTGGTTGGTCGGGTTGTTTTGGACGATCATCGCAGGTGCCAAAACAAATCCACCGCCGAGGCATTCGACCGTGTTATCAAGTATGTTGTAGTAAGAACCTGGGTAACTCGAACCTGTATTGAAACTCGTACCCATCCCGCCCAACGGCTCCCACGGTGCGACTGCGTTATTGCCTTTCGTAGCGCCCCGATTGCCGTTGTCTACTTCAAGCCACTGGGCGGATGGATCGAGGAAATAGAGCGGGGGGTCGGTCCCAGGGTCGCCGCTGATAGATCCCTGCCCATAAGGGTTTACAAAGTGGGAATGCGCAGAGCCGGTAAAAGTGTAGTTTTGATCTTGGCCGAACCCTGCTCCGGCACTACCACCGACCATCAGCGGATACGGGTACGACAAGGGGTCGCCAAACGGCAAGAAGAAGCCGCCGTACATCGCCTCATAGACCGTGCTAATCTTGACAACGACAACGAAACGACGACCGTTGGCAACAAACCAGTAGCTCATTGGGTTGATGTCTGTGTACATCACCACGTTGTTTGAGACGTTCACATGGTCGTTGTAGGCTGAAGATGTCGCCAAAATGCCGGTCATACCGACCATGCGGATGAAGTAGCTATTCGTCGCCGGGTATGCGTAACGACGCATACCGACGAAGATTTCCTCATTTCCGGTAGACCCAGGGCCTTTCAGAACAATGTCGCTCTCATTCGGCGCACCGGGGGGTGCCTGCCAGGCGATTTGCCAGTTCTCGCCATTCGCAACCAGGGTGGGGTCTTCCGTCAGAAACTCGATCAGCTTTTCCCACAGATCGATATGATCGCTTGCGACGCCAGTTTTTACGGCCATATCAGACTCCCAGGGCCGAGCGCACAGCGCCCGAATTAGCCCGAACAAAATTCAAGATCGCCTGCTCACCATCGCGCCCGCTCAGAGCCTCGGTCAGCACGCTTTCCGCATCGAACGTATTCACGACCTTCACATTGACAGGTTGGCTCTTTCCGCCACCGTTCATGACGTGGCGAGGGTCGTCCCTCGTCAGCACTTCCTCGCCGCGTTCTAGGATCGCCGGAACTTCGTTCGGCGCCAGACCGGCGATGCCGCCACTATGGTAACGCATCGCGTTGCTGAACCAGGCCGGCGATACCAGGCGGCTTGTCCGGCCACCCTGAACCAAGCCCCCGGTGTGTGCGACGAGGCCTTGAATACCACCCATGACGGGCATGCCCATACCGCGCAAGAAGCTGCTGACCATGTTGAAGATGATCGCCTGCATGATCATCTGCGCGATCTGGCGCAAGAAGTCGGCGGCGAATTGAAGGAAGGCGTCACGCAGACCTTCCAGGGCTTCCTTACCGGAAAGGGTTCCATCGATCCACCCGGCGATAGCCTGGGCCGCGTTCTCGAAGCCTTGCACGGCAGCGTTCGTGAAGGCGTTAGCTACGTCCTGCGCCTCAATCGTGCGGGTCGTAACGTCTGAAATCGTGTTCCTGACGTTGTTCAGCCTGGCGAGCGCCAATTCAGCCTCGGGGCCACCCATGGCTTGCCAGAATTTGATGGCGCTATCGATCGCTTCTTGCAGGCGCTCGTTGACACTGGCCAACTGCTGCTCAAGCTGCGGGATCGCCTCGGTGTTGCCCTGACTACGCTGAAACTCGATCTGCTCTTGAATTTCCTTGCGCAACGCGAGCAAGTCATTGACGCGCTTCTCGGCCGTTTCGTGAGCCTTGGCAGCCTGTTCGGCCTCGTACAGCTTCGTCACCTGCTGTGCGATCTCGCGACCCTTATCGGATTCAGCCTTCACGCCGGCCTTGTCCAGGGCCTCGATAATGCGCTTTTGCAGTTCGGTCTTGCCAACCAGGTCGAGTTGCTTCTGCAATTCGCTGGTGACTTTTTCGACGGCCGACAGGCGTTCCTGTTCGAGCCTCGGGTTCGGCCAGGCAAGAATTTGTGCTTCCGTCTCACGACGTTTTGCGTTGATGCCGCCGTTGTCGCCGCGCAAGCTGCGCACTGCGGCCGCTATTTCTTCGCTCGTGCCGTACTTGACGGCTTCCACGATGCGCTTCGGTAGGCTGCCATAGTTGTACGCGATCGACGTGAGCGCCGCCTGCTGCTCCGGCGTAAACACGCTCCATCGGTCGCTACCGATCTGACCCTTGACGATGTTCTGAAATTCGCCCACTCGGCGCACCAGGTCGCGCAGGGCGTCTTCCTGGCTGACCTTCATACCTTGCGTGACCTTTCGGATAGAGCCGTCGTCCAGGGTCACGGTGTCCGAGCCGTAGCCAACTCGGTAGGCGTTCACGTCCCAATAGGCCGTGGGGCGAAAACCTTCGAACTGCTTGAGCAGGTTGACCGACTTGAGCAAGGCGTCGCCGCTAGTTTGCGAGAACTCGCGGATGATTGCTTCGTCGAAACCGCGTTTAAGCTCCCGCGTGGCTTGGCTGGCAATGTCCATTGCCTCCTGGCGCAACTGCTCAGCTTGAGCCGGCGTAAGCTCACCACGGGCTTCGCGCTGTGCGATCGCGTCAAAAGCCTCTTGAAGGTTGCTCGTGACTTTAGCCAGGTTGGCTTCTAGTTCGAGTTCCCGTTTGAGCCTCGGCACCATCTTCCGAAGCTCGTCCATCGCCTTCGTGTATTTTTCTAGAGCCGAAGCCCCACGCTCGGCAGCCTCGGTTGTGTCGTCGAGTGCTTTCGGCAGGCCTAGCAGGTCGCGATCGGCCTCGCTCGCTTCACCACGCATCAAACGGATCGAGGCTTCCAGCTTGCGCAACGCTTCTTCGGTCTTCTGCGCCTCGTTGGCGGACTCCTGCATGTGCAGGGCAAGATCGCGAAACTGTGGGTACGTTTCGGCAATTTCATCCAGGCGCTTCTTGAA